GGCGGTTGCTGAGGCTGTTGTGGCGCCTGAAGTCTGCGCTCAAGATCGGCTATGCGCTGGTCGTACCGTTTCGCATTGTCTTCCGCCTCTTTGCGCAGGCGAGCTTCTTCCTCACGTGCTTTTTCCGCCGCTTGGCGTTTTTCACGTTCGGTTGTCAGCTCTTTGAGAGGGACAAATCTCCCGGTTGAGGGATCGCGGTATCCTTGTGGCTTCGAGGGATCGTCCTGACCTTCGACCTTCGCGTCGGGCTCTGCCGCTTTCGGCGGTTCGGCTTCGGCTGCTGGGTCTTTCGGTTCGGTCGGTGTCTCGACGGGAGCGGCGGAATCTGCCCCCCTGTCGCGGCCTGAGGAAAACACGTCATTCAATAGGGTATCGTCTGCCGACTGTTCAGTCGTCATTGTCTCTCTCCGCAGTATCGTTGCTGGTCACGAAAGCAGCCGATATCGCCCGGCTGGTGCGAGGTTCACCCGATTACGCGCGGATGAAGCGCGGGACGCCGCTTAAAGGCGGCGAGTCTGACGCACGTCTACAGACAAGCCTATTCGGGCTTGTAATCCTTGAACGGAATGTCGTTGTCCTTGCCGACAACACGGGCCTTGCCACCGCCGACGAGATCACCTTGGTTGCGGCCCTTGATGAAATCGAAGAGCCGCTGAGCTCCCGCAATGTCTCCTTGTGAGAGCTTCAAACATTCGAGTTTCAGAAGTTCATCATCCATCACTGCATTCCTGCTAAGGCCGGATTGACGGGTAAGCCACCTGGTACTTGCGGCGGTGGCAATTGCTGTTGCAGCATCGGTTGCCCTGGGTTGCTCTGTTGTTCATCCGGATCGGGCGGTGCTTCAGGCGGTGGTGCGCCTTCGGCGTATTGCTCGATCGTCGGTTGCCGGTAGTTGAGCGGGAACATCTGCAAGGCCTGCATGGCGGCAAGCATGTCGGGTGCGGCCGGCGGCGGGGCTTGGATGACATTCCCCATTGCGTCGGTCGTCGGTTTGCCCTGCTGCGGCGTGAAGGCTTTCACCAATGCTGCCACAGCCTGCGCCCGTTGGTATTCCGCCGCCGCGACGTTCTTGTCGACGGTCGAGGCCTGCACCAGTTGTTCAAGCCGCGCCATGCGCTGCTGCATCTGAGTAACCATCGGATCGGGCTGTGTCGCCTCATCGATCATCTTGAACAGCCGGTCCTTGTTCGGTGCGTTCGAGAGTTCGATCAACACCTTCGGGGGAACCGCATTCGGTCCGAGCTGCGACAAGGTTTGCAGCAGTTCTTCGTTCATGGTGATGACGTCCGGGCCTTCCTCCATGATGATATCCACATCAATCATGGCGACGACGTTCTGACTGATCGCCTGCCCGGTCTGCGGGTCTATTCCATACTGGTTGAGCCCGATGAACTGCGGCGCATCGTTCTCATCGGTGATCCGAATCCACTTCTCTGCCGTCCACGACTGCTTGATGCGTGACCAGAGCTTCCGGTAAACTCTGAGCTTCCAATCGCGGTTGCGTTCGAACACCGGGGAGAGTTCCGTCATCCCCGAGTCACGCTGGGCCAGGATCGCCCTGCCCGACTGATCCGCGATGCCGCCGCCCTTACCGATGAGGCCCGGATTTGGCCCGAGATTTTCGAGTGAAGATTGCGCCTGCTCGAGGAGCTGCATCTGACCGGCGACATCCATCGAATGATCTACGATGCCGATCTCCGTGCCCCAATCCCCATCATGCTCAATAAACCCGTCTGGCTTGGCTAGCTGCGTGCGCGCCTCATCGACGTCGCTGAGTGTGCCAGTGCGGAAATGAAGTTGCTTTGTCGTATAAAGATGTAGCGATTTCGAGCGCCGATGATTGCACTCATCCTGCATCGGCTTCATGTTGCGGATCGGACCGTAGCGATTGCCCTTCTCATCGATATAGGGGGACCAAGCTACATAGGGGCAGTCAGGCCGGCCGTTGCGATCCTCGCTGTAATCGAGATACGGAGAAACGCCGCTTTCAAGATCGACCTCTCCGACGAAATAGCTGTAGCACCAGCCCAACACCTTCCGAGGCTGGGTCATGGCCGTCGAGCCCATCATCTGAGCCTGCGGCATGGCTTGCGGCACCATGCACTTTTCCCAGAATTCAATGACACGCACCCGGCGGCTTTCGAAGTCCGCCCATGCCGTCTCATGGTTCTGATCCGAGAGGGCGAGCACGCTTCCGGTAATGGAACTATCAATCAGGGCGTCAAGCTGTGCGGCCTTGCCGGGCCATTTTTCCTTTGCTTCGTCAATGTCCATCCACAGATGCAGGCCCATATAGCGGGCATCTTCGAAGTCGGGACGCACAGAGCGCGGATCATAGAAGAACCGGTCAACCTGAACCGATTTCAACTCAGGGTCAGGGCCTTCGATGTTCGACTTGATGCCGACAAAGCAAACCCCGATCCCTCGAACGAGACCATCATGCGTTCCGGCCGAGCCAACAAACTCCCAACGGTTGAGATCGCAGGCATAGCGCATCCCGGCTGTAGCGACGTCGGCGGACTTCTCATCGTTCGGCGTCCGTGGGTAGGCCTTTGGGTCGCGCCGCATGCGCTGCTCGATACCGACAAGGAAGTCGATCTTGCGTCCGATACGGTTGTCGAAGATCGGCGCCTGGCCGCGCTTGGTGAGCTTTTTGACCTCTGCCGCCGACCACTGGCCGAGCCCGTGATAGTAGCCTTCCGAGGTCAGTTGTTCCTTGATCTCGTCCTGCTTGTTCGTCTCGTAGGCGGTGAAATAGCGCCGATACTTCGTGAGGTCGGGCTTATAGCCCTGATCCTGCGCCATATCTGGAGTCATTGAGACTTCCATTCGTCGCTGTTCCTGTCCTCACTGTAGCGTTTGTACCCACTGGCCTGCGCCGTGGTCGGGGCTTTCGGCTTTGATGCCGCGATCAGTTCATCAAGCATCCGGCCAATGAGCCCGAAGGCATCCACCTGGTCGTCATGCTTGCCGGCGGGGAACACCAGAAGCTCTTGCGTGAAGTCCTGTATCCAAGGCGCTTTCGACGGCAGATAGACCTTGCCCATCGACGTGCGGGCCTGGATCGATCGTGACCGTGTGGGCTTGTCGGCGGCCGATGCCACCTGCTCCCGTCGGCAATAGACGCGCTCTTCTCGCATGCGCTTTTCAATGAATGGGCCGATCGACTTGATGATTTGGCCCTGTTCCTCAACCCACATCAGCGGTTTGTGCATCCGAACGAGGTCGAGCCATGCTCCCACCCAGGCGTCAGATGCGGTCTGGCCGCGCCAGAGATCGAGGATGTAAATGTTGTCGTCGGGATCGATCCCAATAACAATGTGAACAGTATAGTCGCCGTCGCCTTCCGTGACCGCATAGTCGGACGCGCCATAGATGCGGAGCTGCTTCGGCTTTTCATCGTACCAGCGGAACCAATCCCGCTTGAAATAGGCCCCTTCATCCGGCGCCGGCCGCTGCTGATAGAGCGCCGACCAGTCCCGAGGCAGCGTCGCGCGCTTGATGCGCTCCAACTGTTCGAGAGGATAGAACTCTGGCCAGAGCGCCTGTCCGTCAGGGCTGATGGCGGGCAGTTCGAGAATATCCCACTTATCGCCGCCCCGCGCCTGCTCTTCGAGCAACCAACCCGTCAGGTCGTCTTCATGCCAGCGGGTCTGCACCACGATGACAGCGCGCGGAAAGCGCGAGAGAACGACTGACGAATACCATTGTTTCACCGTTTCACGAGTGCGTTCGCTGTCGGCTTCCTCTCGATCCTTCAGCGGGTCATCAATCAAAACGATCGGACCGACCGTGCCGCGTCCGGTGAGTGCTGTGCCGACACCAGCCGCGATGTAGAATCCACCCTGCGACGTCCGCCAGAAGCCTTTCGCTCTCGTGTCTTCCTTCAACTGAACATTCGGGAAGAGATTTCGATAAGCTGCACTGTGGACGATATCGCGGACTTCGCCGCCGAATTCCTCTGCCTTGTTCA